CGCGCTTCGCATTGGCGCATGTGCTCGATCTCCTGTGTAGTCAAGGCATCGGTTGATGACCGCCAGCGGGTAGTCGCGGCCTTCTTTGAGGTTGTCAAGGATGCGGTTTGCTTCTTCACGGGTCATACGGCTTTCCTGATGGCATCGAGCTTGGCCTTGATTTCAGCAGGCATCGGCGCAGCGTTGCGTGAGTCTGCTTCGGCTTTCAGCACGGCAGGGTCTTTTTTCAAAGACCTATGGTTATTGGTTCTTGGTTCTTGGTTAGCATCGTTTTTCGGTTCGTTCGCATTGCGGTCGGTATGCGTTCGCATAGCGGTCGCATTGTTCCAACGTGCGTTCGCACTTTTTTGGGCCTTGAGAGACTTCAAGCGATATTCGGCAATTTCTTTGTCAATTCGGGTGTGACGCCACTTATCCACATCTTGTTCAAAAAAGTGACGCAGCAACAGACGCACGGTTTGTTCGTCAGATCGAACGGCAAATGCGATGTCCTCAATGCTGCCGGACAGGGGTTGTTCATCAAGGTAGTAACGCCACATAAGACGCAAGTACGTCATGGCCTGGGCATCGTTTAGATGCGCCGTGTCCTTGATGAAATCCCCGATGTGATGGGGGTAGTAATGCATGGCAGACCCTTGGTAGACCCTAGAAGGAAACCAACGGCAGGCGGGGTCTGATCGCTTTTCCCGAGGCTCATGACTTCCTCGGTAGCCGGGTTTCGCAACATCTTACCGCGTTTTTTGCGGTTGTCGAATGATATGTGGCGCTGTCGGGATGACCCGATGGAACGGCAAAAACTCAGTGGTGGCCTTGATGTGCGGAGCCTTGGGCCAATCAATCACGCAAGGCTTGCCGCGCCAGTTGAAATCAGTGTGTTCCGACTTCGGGATGTTCGTTCCAGGCCAATACTTCATGCCGACTTAAAAACAGTTAGTGGTGCAGTTCGACCCGTAGCAGCAAGTAGTACACATCACCGTTTTGCCATTGACGAAGTACGTGTGAGTGGTGCAGTTTGCCCACACCAAAGAGGCCACGGTTGCGAGCCAGATGCCAATAAGAGCCTTTTTCATTGCAAGTCCTTTCAGAGCTAGTTGCCTACGACAAACCCGAAACGGTCAGGCAAACCATTCCGGCTTGAGAACACGCAACTGCCACACCCGGGCAGTCGGCACTTCATCTCCCCACTGGCTGACAGCAGCACTTGAGATACCCAACAGCCGCGCCAGGGCCGATGCGCCGCCCGCCAGTTCAATCGCACGTTTCGTTTCCATGCCGACAGTTTAGCAGGCTTACGACACAACTAAGCAGGCTTACACTCTTTTGCAATTTAGTTGTTGACGGCAGCATTAAGCAGGCTTACATTACACCCATGCCGCAACGTCGCGGTCTTTTAGGAGCAATGAGATGGAAAACCAAGCGCTTATCCCCAACGCTGATTGGCAAACGCAACAACGCGGAACCAATGACCAGGAATATCAAATTTATCTGGCATGCGCCGACAACGGCAAAGGCGGTGATATTACCCGCAATGGCGCGCCCCTTCTGACTTACGAGCAATGGTTGGCAGCATGACCTGGCCGTTCCCGCCACCCGGCGGGCCTATTCCTTGGACACCCAAACAGGAGCAAGACTATGCAAGACAGCAACGCGACAAACTCCCCGATGCGCCGTATTGACTATGTTATTTGGGCGGCATGTGCTGCCGGCATCATCACAATCATTCTGGACGTACTGGTATGGAAACCGTAATCACCGACACCATCCGCACCGTCAGCACGGGCAACAGCCTGGACGGACAAACTGACGTCTACATCAAGAGGGACAACCAATGGGTACTAAGCGCAACGTTCTACCAATCCGACGATCTGATGACTACAAAGTTGCAGAACCACCTCGAACGACTCCGAAATCAATCCTAGACCCGTCTTTTGCCTACACGCCAGCGGCAAAGACGGATGTGCAAGCAACCTGGCGCAAATTCGGATGGAAACCTTTAGCTGAAAGGACAGCAGCATGAAATGGCATCCCAACATGACCGAACAGCAGGAAGCTGCGTTTAAGGCCGAGATTGACGCAATCGACGCAGCCTATGCTGACGCAGCCAAACTTGATGCGTTGAACGCCGAGCTGATACCCGAAGAATATGAGGACGAAATGGAAACCCTGCGCCGTGCCGCGCTCGACTCTAAAGGCAGACCATGAGAACAGGTTATCGCGTACATATGGGGTTTGACCCCCATTCATTTCATTCGCATCGAGACTTTCGGAATCTCTCCGATGCTCTGGCCTTCATGTGGGCAATGGCTCATGTGCCGAACCCCGAGCGGTGCTGGTTGTGGCAGGGTCTGGACGGGTGGCTTAGGAATGAACACATGAAGGGAAAATTATTTCCCCCAGAGCTTACCCAGAAAATTCAGGATTACATCCTGGAGGACGTTGCAGCCACTAGGGAGGCAGAATGACCCTTGCAGACCGACGTACAGGCGACCTGGCGCAGATTTGGATGGAAACCCATAGGAGAAAGCAAATGAAACCCAACGCAGAAACCATCATCAGCACGATTGACTCAATTGCCCGCCAACACTACCGCGAGGGCGTGGCCGACCAGACCGACAGGCTGGCCTACCAAGTAGGTCTTTTAAACGCTAAGGTCCGCGAGCTGGTGGGCGTACTGAACGCAGCAATGGAGGAAGTGGATTCCATCCTGGCCGAGTACGACAAGAAGAAGGTCCACCTTGAGCGTGTGAAATGAGCCAAGAGCAGTATTACCAAACAGTCCAAATTGAGGAACATTATGAAGAACATTGCAAGCAGTCTAGTGAAAGCACAGAAGGCCTTCGGGCCAGCACTGAAGTCCAGCACCAACCCCCATTTCCGCAGCAAATATGCGGATCTGGCTGCGTGTGTGGAGGCAGTGATTGACAGCCTAAACAGCAACGGCATCGCCCTGATCCAGCAGATGCATGAGTGCCAAGACGGGGTGATTGTGGAAACCGTGTTTGTTCACGAATCCGGTGAAATCTACAGCGCCGGCAAGCTGCACGTTCCCGCGGCCAAACAAGATCCGCAGGGGTACGGATCGGCGCTAACCTACGCACGCCGCTACAGCCTGATGGCAGCGTGCGGTATCGCACCGGAAGATGATGACGGAAACGCCGCCAAGCTCAAGCCGGCCATCAGTCAGCCTGCCAACGAAAAGGTGGCCAGCAAGGTTGCCGACCTGATCCTAGCGATGGAAGCCGCACAGACTGAGGACGAGCTAAAAGACCTCTACAAAGAGGCCTACGGTCTTACGGTTGGCGACCAGGTTCTGCAGGCCAAGATCATCGTGGCCAAGAACAAACGCAAAGCGGAGCTGCAGAAATGAACAGAAAACATTACCTATTACCGCCCGGATTCGCAGGGTTTGCCGCAGAAAAATTCAGAGCCGCAAAAGAACGGGCGCTGAAAGCCAAGCGCGAATTGCTGGCAAAAGAAAACGCCGAGGCAATCGTGAGACAGGAACGCAAGGGTCTGGGATTGATCTACAAAGAAAAGATCGTCCGGTCTGGGTTCACGCTGCCGACCAGTTACGAGGGTTACTGGTTACTCAAGCCCAAGCGCAACACCATCATTGGCAAACGGGCGCAACTGGCAATGGACAGCGTGTGCGAGCTTCTGGACGATTGGCAGTGGGCCACGGAAAGCGCACTCGGCATTTACGAATCGGTGTATGACATGAGGGAATTTCACAACACCGTGTCTTATGTCCTGCCAGACAATTCAATCGCTGTGAGCCAGCACCGCGACGCCAAATGCCAGCTTCCCGAGCATTACAAGATTACTGAAGATCATTTCGAGAACATCATTAAGGACGCAGGATAATGGAACAGAAAACAGACGAATGGTTTGCCGCCAGGCTGGGCAAGGTCACCGCCAGCCGAATCAAGGACGTCCTGGCCGGCAAGACCACCGCGGCCAGACGCAACTACATGGCTCAATTGGTCATCGAGCGCATGACCCAACAAAAGCCAGACGCATTCATGAACGCAGCGATGCAGTGGGGCACGGACCAGGAACCGTTCGCAAGGGCCGCATACGAGGCCAGAAACGGGGTTCTGGTCGATGAAACCGGCCTGGTTGACCATCCGGTCATCCCGATGGCAGGCGCATCCCCTGATGGGCTTGTGGGGGCTGACGGGCTGGTCGAGATTAAATGCCCCAACACCGCAACCCACTTGGATACCTTGCTGACCAAGACACCGGACGCGGACTACATCGGCCAGATGCAGTGGCAGATGGCCTGCACCAACCGAAAGTGGTGCGATTTCGTCAGCTTTGACCCACGAATGCCCGAAGGCTTACAGATTTGTGTGATTCGGGTAAACCGGGATGACAAAAAAATAGGAGAAATGGAAAAGGAAGTAATAAAATTCTTATCAGAAGTGGACGAAAAGATTAGCAAATTGAAGGAACTTATATGAGCAAGACCATTTACGAGGTGACCGTTAAAACCGGCACGTATAAAAACCAGAATGGCGAGGACAAGAACCGCTACCAGCGCATCGGTTCAGTCATCGAAACCAAGAGTGGCCCGATGCTGAAGCTAGACTGCATCCCGATTGCAGACGGAGGTTGGCAGGGTTGGGCGTATCTGAACCAGCCGCGCCCGAAGGACGAATTCCCGCCTGATGAGGATTTCTGATGTACGGGCCGCGCGAATGGGTGATGTTTTTCATTTGCATGGCCCTGTGGATTATTGTCATTGCTGCAGGAATTTCCATCATTAACCGAATTAAGAGGCAACAATGTTTGAACCGAAAGCGCGAAACACCGACCCGATAACCTCTCACATGGCCGCAGAAAGCGCCAAAGAACTTGCCAGAAAGCACCGAGAGCGTATCGCGCAGTGTCTGATGCAAGGCCCATGCGGTGTCAGTGAGTTGGCGGTCAGGGCAGGGCTAGAGCCGCATCAGGTTGGAAAGCGCATGAAAGAGCTAGAGCAGGAAGGATTGGCGATCCCGACAGGCAAGACAGTCCGCAGCCGATCAGGGCGTCAAGAACGGGAATGGATCGCCGCCATCCCATATTGACAAGCCCCAAAAACCCGCGAGAATCAAGACTCCACTAACCTTGCAAGGATGGAAAAATGGGCTACTACAACATGGAAAAGCTGCCGAAAGGCGCTAAATCGAGCGATTCGACGGGCGAAAAACGTGTCAGTGCCTCCAAGGTCGACACGACAGGCGTGCCGAGCACCACGGGCGCAACCCCGCCAAAAGGCGCAACTTCGAGTGACCGCAGCGGTGAGCGCCGCGCGGCAATCGTGGGCGGCGTTGGCATGGGCGCGATGGACGGTGCTGGCCGTGCTGGTGACCACGGCAAGCATGATGGTCGCTTGGGTGATATGAAAGGTCACATGGGCGAGAAGTGCGTCTACAGCCACATGCGCGGCTAAGACGAGCCGGTGAGCCTGATGCCGCAGGCCACCGACTCTGACCATTCCTGACAGGACAGAAATGGCTGATAATCATTGTATTGATTGCAAGTATTTTGTCGATCACACCCAATTGGGGCAGTGTCGACGATTCCCCGTGTACCAAGCGCGTCACCGAAACGAATGGTGCGGGGAATTCTGGCCTCGGGAAGTGGACACCACATTCCAACCAAAAGAAGTTCTGGTAATTCCAACGGAAGAACCAAAACGCAAACCTGGAAGGCCAAAGAAAAATGCTTAAACCTCTGAGAGACAGAGTAGTTGTCAAGCCCACGGTGCGCCAACTGAGCGACCTGATCTGGACAGACAACAAAGAACCCTTCAACGAGGGGAAAATCGTCGCCATCGGCCCTGACGTTGACCAGGCGGCAGTCGGGGACTTCATTAAGTATGGCAACGGCGACTATCTGAAGTGGCCCGTCCACACCATAGATGGTCAGGACTACCAAATCATCCAAGAGGCCGACATCTGCGCGGTGGTGGAACCATGAAACCAGGACTGTACGCAAACATCCATGCCAAACGCGAGCGCATTGAGCGTGAAAAAGCCGAAGGCAAGCCCGTAGAAAAGATGCGGAAGCCGGGAACCAAAGGCGCACCCACTGCCCAAGCATTCAAGGACGCTGCCAAAACAGCGAAAAAGAAATGAAAAAGCACGACAAGCCGATCCCGCACAAGACCACGGGCAAGGACAAGACCTACAACCCGACAGAAAAGGGCGCAGGAATGACCGCCAAGGGCAGGGCAGAGTACAACGCCAAGAACAATGCCAATCTGAAGCCACCGGCTCCGAACCCCAAGACCGAAAAAGACAAGGCACGCAAAGCCAGCTTCTGCGCCAGAATGGAAGGCGTGGTCAAGCACTCCAAAGGCCCTGCAGAACGCGCTAAGGCATCACTGAAGAACTGGAACTGCTAATGACTCTGGAAGAACTGCAAAACGAACAGAAGAACCTAGAGACGCAACTGAAGCAAGCAGAGATGCAGGCTGCGACCATCAACGGCGCACTGATGTTCTGTAAACACTTGATTACACAAATGGAGTCCAAAAATGCCGCTAAAGCACAGCAAGACCAAGGAAGCTCTGAAAGAGAACATCAAGACGGAAATTAAGGCAGGCAAGCCGCCGAAACAAGCGGTTGCAATCGCCTACTCCGTGAAGCGCGAAGCAGAGAAAAAGCCCAAAAAGAAGTGAAAATCACCGTCAAAAAGGTCGCAGAACTAATCCCTTACGCTAACAACAGCCGCACCCACAGTGACGAACAAGTCGCTCAAATAGCGGCCAGCATTAAGGAATTTGGCTGGACTAACCCGATCCTGGTGGACGGGACAAACGGAATCATCGCAGGCCACGGCAGACTGATGGCCGCGCGTAAGCTCGGGCACACCGAAGTGCCAACGATCGAGCTTAAAGACCTGACCGAAGCGCAGAAAAAGGCATACATCATTGCCGACAACAAGCTGGCGCTGAACGCCGGTTGGGACAATGACCTGCTAAAAATTGAGTTCGACCAGCTAAAAGACTTGGGGTTTGATCTAGAACTGACCGGCTTCAGCCTGGATGAAATTGAAGCCCTCGACCCCGAAGAAGTCACCGCGGGGCTGACAGACGAGGACGAAACACCGCCCGTACCCGAAGAACCCAAGACCAAGTTAGGGGACATTTACCAGTTGGGCAAGCACCGGCTGATGTGCGGGGACAGCACCAGCATAGATGCGGTGGACAGGCTGATGGACGGGCAAAAGGCCGACATTTGCTTTACTTCGCCGCCATATGCTTTGGGCCAATCCGCAGGTTTAAGTGGCAACAAGGCCATGAAAACGAAAAAGAACGCTTATGAAACGCATAGGGATGATTCTGAATCATGGGCAGACTTGATGGATGGTTGGTGGAGTACGTCGTTGACATGTGTCAGTAGTGGGTGGGTTGTCAATGTGCAACCGTTGGCGGGAAACAAACGTCAATTGATGCGGTGGATTAACGACAGAATAGAGAAACTGTGTGATATTGTTACTTGGGATAAAGGGCACGCTGCGCCGCAAATGGCATCTGGTGTGATGGCATCAAGATATGAGTGGATGGTTGTATTTGGCGATGACAATGCCAGTCGATCTATTCCATGCAGCAATTGGCGCGGAACAATTCAATCGGTATATACCGCACCACCGCAACGCAATAATGAATTTGCTTCAGTTCATGCCGCAACCATGCCAGTTCATGTGCCGGAGTGGGTTATGGACAAATTGTGCAACACAGCAAAGACGTTCTATGAGCCATTTTGCGGAACGGGGACAACGATCATTGCCGCCGAGAAATTGAAACGGCAATGTTACGGAATGGAACTAGACCCCAAATACTGCGACGTCATCGTCAAACGATGGGAAGATTTCACCGGCAAAAAGGCCGTTCTGTTGACCGCGCCAGCAGAATGTACCTAAAATTTACCGAGTTCCCCTTAAAAAAATGCCCATCTATCCGCAAGAGCCGCACGAACCAACGGCAGAATCCCGGAAACTGGTAGAAAGTACCAGCGGGTTAGGCTTGCCGCACGAGCAGATCGCCATTCTTGTTGGGATTGATGACAAAACCCTGCGGAAATACTATCGAGCCGAACTGGACGCGGGCAAGGCTAAAGCCAACGGGCAGATCGCCAAAACGCTGTTCAGCAAGGCTATGGCAGGCGACACAACCTGCCTGATTTGGTGGACAAAAGCGCAAATGCGGTGGTCTGAGACCGTGAAGAACGAGGTAACCGGCGCGGACGGGGAGCCGCTGCAGGGCATCCAAGTTTCCTTTGTAAAGCCCAATGAATAACGTTGCCAAGGCCGAGTTTCCGGTCAAGCTGCAATGTCTATTCAAACCCGCACGCTATAAAGTCCTGTACGGAGGCCGAGGCGGGGCAAAATCATGGGGCGTTGCCAGAGCGCTTCTGATCTTGGGGGCGCAAAAGCCCCTGCGCGTACTGTGCGCCCGCGAATTTCAGACATCCATCAAGGATTCCGTCCACAAACTGCTGTGCGATCAGATACAGGCTCTTGGTCTGGATACGTTCTATGAGATCACCCAGGCGCAGATCAGGGGCGTAAACGGCAGCGAGTTCAACTTCGTGGGCCTAAAGAACAACGTCGCCAACGTAAAGTCATACGAAGGCGTGGACGTCTGTTGGGTGGAGGAAGCCCAAACAGTCAGCCGCATGAGTTGGAACACCCTGATTCCGACGATCCGCAAGGAAGCCAGCGAGATTTGGGTCACGTTCAACCCGGAACTGGAAACGGACGAGACTTACCAGCGGTTTGTGGTGAACCCGCCTGACGGGTCGGTGGTGGTCAAGATTAACTGGCAGGACAACCCTTGGTTTCCCGAAACGCTGAGGGCCGAAAAAGACGCCTTAAAGCACCGCGACCCCGAGGCTTACCGGACGGTGTGGGAGGGCATGTGCCGTCAAACGGTGGACGGCGCGATCTTTGCCCGCGAACTGCAGATGGCAGAGTTTGAGCAGCGCATCACTCGGGTTCCCTATGACCCATCCAAACCCGTCCATGCCATCTTTGACCTGGGCTGGTCGGACGCCACGGCAATCTGGTTCCTGCAGTTCATTGGCATGGAAACCCGCCTGATTCGTTACCTTGAGGGCACGCAGAAAACGATGTCTGAATATCTGGCATCAATGCAGACATTCGGGTATATCTACGACACCCTGTGGTTGCCCCATGATGCAGAAAACAAAACCCTTGCCGCCAACGGACGCAGCATCGAGGAAATCGTCAGAGCAGCGGGTTACAAAACCCGAATCATCCCGCGCACTCCCGTGGCCGACAGCATCAACGCGGCCAGGACGCTATTCCGTTCATGCTATTTCGACAGGGAAAATTGCCATGAGGGACTTGAAGCATTGAGGCATTACCGGTACGAGGTAGACCCCGATACCGGCCAATTCAGCCGCCAACCCTTGCACGACCACTATTCACACGGCGCAGACGCATTTAGAATGATCGGACTGATGGTGAACGAGCCGAGGAAAGTTCGCCCGCCGAAACCCAACGTCCAGCTATACGCCGGACAGCACTCTTGGATGGGGTAAATATGGATGACGCCAGCCTGAGCGACTACGATCCGCGCATCGACAAGGCAAAGAAGTTCTTGAAGATGGCGAATGACGCGGACACCATGAACCGCCAAGAGGCGCTTGAGGACTTGAAGTTCGTCAACGGCGACCAATGGCCCGTGGAACTGCAAAACAGCCGCAATCTGGAATCCCGTCCCGTCCTGACCATCAACAAGCTGGACGGTTACTGCCGTCAAGTGGTTAACCAGATGCGCCAACAGCGCCCGCGCGTCAAGGTTCACGGCGTCAACAACGAGTCGGACGCTAAGGTTGCCGAAGTTATCCAAGGCATCGTTCGCCACATTGAAGTCAACAGCAACGCTGACAACGCCTACGACACGGCTGCGGACTATGCCGTGCGCTGCGGGTGGGGCTTTATCCGTGTTCGGACGGACTACATAAGCGAGGACAGTTTTGAGCAGGAAATCTTCATTGATCCTGTGGATAACCCGTTTACTGTTTACTACGACATCAATTCGGTAGCGCCGGACGGATCAGACGCGGAAGAATGTCTGATTACCATGATGATGCCGAAAAAGGTGTTCAAAGACCTGTACCCTGGCGCAGAAGTGGACAGCTTTACCCAACGCGGCACGGGCGATAGCCAGTCGGAGTGGATCACTAAAGAGGACATTCGGATCGCCGAATACTTCTACACCGAGCGCAAAAAGACCGAGTTGGTCATGCTGTCAGACGGCACAACGGTGTTCAAAGAGGACTTGCCAAGCGAGGAAAGCATGGACTCGGCGGGTATCTACGAGATTGACCGCCGATCTACGTACCGAAAGTACATCAAATACTGCAAGCTGACTGCCATCGAAATCCTTGAGGAAAAAGAGTGGCCTGGGAAATACATTCCCATCGTGCCAGTATACGGGCGGCAGGTGGTCATTGGCGACAAGCGCAAGAAATTCGGCATGGTGCGCCACGGCAAGGACGTCCAGCGCATGTATAACTTCTGGCAGACCAGTCTGACGGAATCGGTTGCGCTCGCACCAAAGGCCAAATGGCTATTGGCAGAGGGCCAAGACGAGGGCCACGAAGGGGATTGGGCGCAAGCCAACGTCAAGTCGCTGCCCGTGCTGAAGTACAAACAGACGGACATTGAGGGCCGACCCGCCCCAACGCCGTCGCGTCTGCAGCCCGAGCCGCCGCCCGCAGGCATTCTTGCTGCCGCCGCCACCATCGACGATGACATCAAGACCCTAATGGGCATTTTTGACCCTGCTCAACTGAAGCAAGGCAACATCAGCGGCAAAGCACTTAACGGTCAGATTCAGCAAATGGATTTGACCAACTTCGATTTCTACGACAATCTGACAAAATCCATTGCCCACATCGGCAAGGTTTGCCTTGATCTGATCCCGAAAATCTACGACACCCACCGCATCATGCGGATCATTGGGGCAGACGGCAAGCCAGATATGGTGAGCATCAACGAGCGCAAACAGGACGAGCAAGGCGTCTGGCGCGTGCTGAATGACGTCACCGTAGGCAAGTACGATGTGGTAATGGAAACCGGCCCAGGCTACAACTCCAAGCGGGAGGCCGCCGTGGATGCCATGATGCCGCTAGTGGGGTCAAACCAGAAACTATTTGAGGTCGCGGGCGATCTGGTGTTCCGAAACATGGATTTCCCCGGTGCTGACATGATTGCCGACCGGCTGGCCGCGATCAATCCCTTGGCGCAGATTGACGAGAAATCTGACGTCCCGCCGCAAGTTCAGATGCAACTGCTGCAGAGCAAACAGCAGATGGAGCAGATGGCGCAGCAGATTCAAGCCCTGCAAATGACCATCAAGCAGCGCCAAGACATTGAGCAGGTCAAGCAAGACGCCGAAACCAAGCGCAAGCTCATGGACGTCACGGCTCGGGCGCACAACACGGAAACGATGGCAGAAGTCAAGGTCAACGACCAGAACACCCGCGCCATTACCAGCCAGAACAAGATGGAAATTGAGGCAATCATGGAATTGATGCTGCATCACATGGATACCAGCCGCCTCAATGCCGAAATCGACCGTCGAAACGCAGAACAGGCCCGCGCAATGGCATTTGCCGTGCAGGATATTGAGCAGGCAGGAAACCCGTTTAGGCAATTGACGCAATAAACGGGGACGGATATAGTTTGTAAACCTTACCCGTGAGGCACACGGGGCAAATTCTTAGGGAAACCTATGTCGGACAAACAAGCATCGTCAGTTTTGACGAGCGACAACGCAGCGGAGTTTTATGCAGAAAGATTAGGTTTAGCTGAGGCTGAGCCGCAGACTGAGGCGAATGCGGAACCCGTAGAGGAACCCGCATCCGAGCCAGAACCTGAGCCAGAACAGAGTGAACCTAAAGAAGCAGAGGCCGCTAAACCACAAGAGGAGCGCAAACAGAACCCAAAACTCGAAAAACGGTTTTCCGAGATCACCAAGCAACGCGAAGAAGCACGGGCCGAGGCCCAGCGGGAACGCGAAGCAAGGGAAACCTTGGAACGACGCCTAAAGGAACTTGAGCAGAGGGCAGCGCCAACACCCGTAGCGCCGCAGCCTGAGCAAGAACCGCAACCGCATCAGTTCCAAGACGCTTTTGAATACGCAAAAGCACTCACGGATTACCGCGTTGAACAGCGCCTTGCACAAGAGAAGGCAGCAGAAGCACAGGCAAGAGCACAAGCGGAGCAGCAAAAGGTCATCAATTCCTGGCTGCAACGAGTTGAAGCGGCTAAAGCGGAGCTACCGGACTTTGACGCAATGCTGGCAAGCGCAAGTGATGTTCCTGTCCCTGACCACATCAGGGATGCAATGCTCACAAGTGAGGTGGGGCCAAAACTCCTGTATCACTTCGCTGAGAACCCGGACGTCATCAAGCGACTGTCAGACATGCCGCCTGTAAGAGCGTTGGCTGAGTTGGGCAAACTGGAAGCGAGATTCGAGGCTAAACCCGAGAAACCGACTGTGGCAAAAAGCAAAGCACCAGAACCAATCCAGCCCATTCGCGCTAATGGAAAAGCTGACTTGCCCATCACCGCCAACGGTGAATTCCACGGGACATATCAGGCATGGAAAGAAGCACGAAAGGCCGGAAAGATTCGCTAAACCTAATCTTTTTGGAGTCTAGAAATGGCAAACCAATTGCTAACTATCTCCAAGATCACCAACGAAGCGTTGATGGTCTTGGAAAACGAACTGACCTTCACCTCGGAGGTTGATCGCAACTATGATGACCAGTTCGCGGTTGTCGGCGCGAAGATCGGTAACACGGTCAACGTCCGTCGCCCGGGCCGTTTCATCGGTACTACCGGCCCTGCGCTGAACGTTGAAGATTTCAACGAAACCAGCGTGCCCGTGACCCTGAGTACCCAATTCCACGTCGACACCCAATTCACCACTCAAGACTTGGCGCTTTCGCTGGATATGTTCTCGGATCGCGTGCTGAAGCCCGCAGTGGCTGCAATCGCAAACAAGATTGACCGTGATGGTCTGTCTCTGGCTGCGCTGCAAACCGCCAACATTGTTGGTACTGCTGGCACGCCGCCGAGCGACCTTATCACCTACCTGACCGCCCAGGCTTACCTGGACGCTGAAGGCGCACCGCGTGATGGCCGTCGTTCTTGTATCGTTGAGCCGTTCACCTCGGCCACGATCGTCAACGCCCTGAAAGGTCTGTTCAATCCCCAAACGGAGATTTCTGAGCAGTACAAGAAGGGTTTGATGGGCCGTGATTCCGGTGGCATGAACTGGAAGATGGATCAGAACGTGGTTTCTCAGACCTTTGGTTCGTTTGCTGGTACTGCTACCAACAACACGACCACCGGCACGGGTTTCCTGACTTCTGGTTGGGCTTCGAGCAGCACCATCAGCATTACCGCTACTGGCGCTGTGAGCCTGAACGCTGGCGACGTCATCACCATTGATGGTGTGTACGCTGTCAACCCGCAGAACCGCCAAGCCTACGGCAGCAACAAGCTCCGTAACTTTGTGGTAAAGCAGGCCGTTTCTGGCACGGGCACTACGTTGTCTGTTGTGGTTAGCCCCGCGGTGATTACCGCTGGTCAATTCCAGAACGTCAGCATCCCCACGACCAGCTCGACCGCTACCGTCAACTTCTTCAACAAGACGGGCGCTGTTTCGCCGCAGAACATCATCATGCACCGCAATGCGTTCACGCTTGCATGTGCTGATCTTGAACTGCCCGAGGGCGTTCACTTCGCAGGCCGCGCTTCCGACAAGGAAATCGGTCTGTCGATGCGTGTGGTGCGTCAGTACACCATCAATAACGATTCGATCCCGACCCGTATTGATGTGCTGTATGGTTGGGCACCGCTATATCCGGAACTTGCTTGCCGCGTGGCAGCGTAAATTAGGAGGGACTCAAAAATGTCTAATCCTGGGCCAGCAACTACTACCAGCACCCACCCGTCAAACCTGGGCACCAACCAAGCGCTGCGCCTTCTGGCATCCGCGCAAGGTGTGAGCCTGGGCCAAACTGGTGATGCTGCAACCCTGCCGATCAACAACAGCACGACGTACTCGGTTTACCAAGTCATCGTGACCAACGCATCGGCAGATGTGTCCACCGGCTACGTTGGCGTGTTTACGGCACCTTCTGGTGGCGGCACGGCAATTGTGTCCAACGCTGTCCTGACCGGCGTGACCGGCAGCACCGTGGTGTCTCAGCGCACCGTGGCGTCTACCGCTGCACAAACCTCGCAGAACCTGTATCTGCGGGTTGGCACGGCTGTCACCGGAACCGTTGACGTCTACGTTTTCGGTTACGACTTCAGCCAATCGTCTTGATTGACATGGGGTAAAGGGAAAGGCCACCTTCCAAAAGAGGGTGGCTTTTTCTCTTGTAAACGCTACAATTTATTGACTTCTAAAGGGGCACTCTGTGATTTCCCAATCCTTCCGCATCGTCGGTCAGACCACCAAATTGAGCGTCACGGATACCGGAGTGACCTCGGGTCTTATCAAGACCACATCTCCCGACCAAACCAATTACGCATCTTTCCTGAATACCGGCACCAAACCTTGCGCGGTGACGTTCAGCACCACGAACGCAAGCATTGGCGCGACTCTCCCGGCAACCAATCCTGGTGACTTTGTGCTGCCTGGCGGGATGATCCAGCCGGTGGCCATCGTGGTTCCCGCGGTTCCGTACTATGTCGGCGCAATTACCGCGTCGGGCGAGACCGCAACCCTATTTGTGACGCCGATCGGCAATTAAGGGGCAGAAATGGGCTACACCAACCAAGTTGCGTCCACCCAAACCACGAACATCGTCCCCGTTCAGGCGTCGTTTAACAGCGCTGGCGTCTGTACTGGCCTGATTGGGCCTGGAGGCGCGGTTTTCCTGCCGCCGTTGTCCCCGTCTGTTATTGGGGGCAAGACCACTATTGCAGCGGCACAAGGGGCAAAAACCATCACAAACGCCAACGTCACGACGTCTAGCGTGGTGGTGGCGACTGTGGCGACCTTGGACGATACCCTGACGTCAGTTCGTGTGGTTGTCGGCAACGGATCATTCACGATTACCGGGAATGCAGATGCCACGGCAACCACGACGATCAACTACATCATCGTGAACTGAAATGTCTAACCAAACAGCCCTGACAAGTACGCAGAACCTTCTGCCCGTACAGGCGTTATTTAACGTCAACGGTACGTTTCAGACGTTTATTGGCCAGGGCCAGCCGTTCACCGCAACGATTGACCCTAATCAATCTGGTCTGCACATCACCAGCAGCACGATTGACAGCTCGCCGATCGGTGCAACAACCCCATCTACGGGCGCATTTACTAGCGCCACGGTTGCCGCAACGCCCACAGGAGCGACAGACGTCGCTAACAAGGCGTACGTGGACAACTATGTGGCTGGGATTTCGTGGAAGCCGCCTGTCAACTACGGAACCACGGCCAACATCACGCTTTCTGGCCTTGGAACGCAGGCAGGAGGCGATTGGACTTCTAGCCTGACCGCTGGAATGCGTGTGCTGGTGAAAAACCAGAGCGCAGCGGCTGAAAACGGCATTTATGTGGCGGCGTCTAGTGGTTGGACGAGGGCAAACGATGCAAATGCTTGGGATGAACTGGTCTCCGCGCTTGTGTTCGTGGAATCGGGTGCTACTCTGGCAGGGTCGGCATGGTACTGTTCCGCACAGCCTGGCGGCACGCTTGGTTCAAGTGCGGTCAACTGGTCAAATTTCTCAGTTGCGGCGACCTACACCGCGGGCACAGGACTGACGCTTGCCGGGTATCAGTTCAGCATCACCAATACTGGAGTTACCGCCAACAGCTACGGATCATCCTCAAGCGTGGCGACCTTCACGGTTAACGCGCAGGGGCAGCTGACGCTCGCCGCAACGACTCCGATTGCGATTGCCAACACCCAAGTCTCGGGCCTTGGCACGATGTCTACCCAAAACGCCTCAAACGTAGCGATTACGGGTGGATCAATTGATGGCACAACGATTGGCGGCAGCACCGCGGCAGCGGTTACGGGCACGACGATCACCGCAAATACCCAATTTAGTGGGCCAGGAACGGGTTTAACGGGCACGGCAAGCGGCTTGTCCATCGGCGGCAACGCGGCCACCGCCACAACCGCGGGAAGCGCCACAACCGCCACGACAGCGACCAATCTGGCCGGTGGAACAGCTAACGCGCTGCCGTATCAGACCGGAGCAGGCGCAACATCGTTCCTGAGCGCATCCAATGGCGTGCTGCAGTCCAACAGCGGATTGGCGTGGACAACCACCCCGACGCTTACCGGCACCAATTTCTCGGGCATTCCACCGTCTGCGCTGACCACCTCGAGCTTCACGCTCGGGTCGACATCAATCAGCCTTGGCAGCACCACGACCACGGTAACGGCCCTGACGTTGGCAAACCCAAGTGTCAGCAATTACGCAACGTGGACAGCCAATGGAGCGCCCACCTACACCGCTGGACGGATGTGGTACGACAGCGGCACGGCCACATTGTCCTACTACAACGACACGACGAACAACATCGTTCGTGTCGGCGCCCAGCTGCAGCAACAGGTCAGAAACTCCACCGGATCAACGATTACCAAGGGTCAGGTGGTCTACATCTCGGGATCAACGGGACAGATTGGCAACATCATTCTTGCCCAGGCAAACTCCTACACGTCATCTCAAGTCATCGGCGTTACCGTTCAAGACATTCCCAACAATAGCGACGGGTACGTGGTCATTTACGGAACCGTGGAAAACGTCAACACGGCAGGCCTGACCGCTGGCCAGAACATCTATCTTTCGGCCACAACGCCTGGAGCGCTGACGCAGACAGAACCGTCCACCCCGAACTATGCGGTTCACATGGGCGTTTGTTTGTATAGCAACACAAACAACGGTAAGCTGCTGATCGTCCCTGACAACAAGTCAATCGATACTGGCTACATCATTGGCCAGGTGGCGATTGGACAAGGCGGCACGAACGGCACGGCCACCCCAACCGCAGGGGCTGTGGCATACGGAACCGGCACGGCATATGCCTTCACCAGCGCTGGAACGTCTGGCCAAGTTCTGACGTCCAACGGATCGGGAGCGCCGACCTGGACAACGCCTACGGCCTATGCCACGGTGACGGATGACACCACGACGAACGCAACGCGGTACATCCTGTTCGCCGCGACCACCACTGGCAACCTGACCACCGAATACGTCAGTTCAACCAAGCTCAAATTCAACCCGAGCACGGGCGCGTTGACCGCTAACCAGCTCATCATTGCACCGTAAGGAAACGACATGGGACAACTAGTTTTCCAGGCCAACTTGGGCGGCGCTGTCAATTTGGCAGGCCCAAACACCGCATCCACGGTTACCTTCACTCTGCCGAGCGCAGACGGTACAAACGGACAGGCCTTGATTACCAACGGATCTGGCGTATTGTCGTTCGGATCGGTGGGTAGCGGTACGGTCACATCCGTATCTGCGGGTACGGGGATGTCGTTCTCCACGATTACCTCAACCGGCAGCGTGGCAATCGACACCACGGTTGTCCCTCGATTTGCCAACGCAGGAACCTTTACCGGCACACAAACCTTCAGCGGCACATCCAGTGCCCTAGCGATGGTGCTGAATGACGCAGCAGAGGTCGCCACGGTCAGCGCAACAGCCGCAACCGGCACCATCAACTACGACGTCACCACCCAAAGCGTCCTGTTCTACACCACGAACGCCTCGGCAAACTGGACAGTGAATTTCCGTGGGTCATCGGGAACCAGCCTCAACACCCTGATGTCTACAGGCCAGAGCATCACAGCGGCATTCTTGGTGACACAAGGCTCTACGGCGTACTACAACAGTGCAGTGCAGATTGATGGGTCAAGCGTGACCCCGAAGTGGCAAGGCGGCACAGCCCCGTCTGCGGGGAACGCATCGGGCGTGGACGTCTACGTCTACAGCATCATCAAGACGGGCAGCGCGACATTCAGCGTGTTTGCATCGCAAACTCGGTTCGCATAAGGACTGACCATGCCGATTATTGCAGCAGAGGGTTCGCTGTCATCGCAAGGCTACGGGCAATTTGCCAAGACCGGCGTTGCCACCTACATCGAGGACGTCTTTTCGACGTACCTCTACACTGGCACTGGAGCAAACCAGACGTTCAATAACGGCGTCGATCTGTCCACCAAAGGCGGCATGGTATGGATCAAGCAGCGCAGCAGCCCTGCGGAAGATTGGCGCTGCGTTGACAGCGCACGCGGGATTACCAATGGTTTGCAGCAAAACCTAACCAACGCCCAACAAGACTGGACAGGTCTTGGGTACGTCACGTCTTTTAATACCAACGGTTTTTCAATTGGCACAAACGTGTCAATCAATACGAGCGCCTACACCTACGCCTCATGGACCTTCCGCAAGCAGCCGAAGTTCTTTGATGTGGTGACGTATACGGGGAATGGATTAACTGGGAAAGTGATTAACCATAGCCTAGGGTCTACACCGGGGTGCATTATTTTTAAACGCACTGATAGCACTAGTGATTGGGCTGTGTATCATAGGTCTTTAAACGGCGGCGTTGGGCCTGAAGATTACAGGGTATTTTTAAACACTACTGCCGCGCAAACCTCTGGGCCTTCTTACACAGTTTCGTCCGTATCATCCACATCATTCACGCTTGGGTCTGATGGCGCTGGCGGTGGATCAACACTGACTAATGTTAACGGCGCAACCTACGTCGCCTACCTATTCGCCCACAACGCAGGAGGCTTTGGCCTTACTGGTACGGACAATGTGATTTCGTGCGGGAGTTATACGAGTTCTTACCCGAGCAAACCAAGCATCAATCTGGGATGGGAGCCTCAGTTTGTTTTGATTAAGGCCGCCACTCAAAGCGGCGCGGGCAGTGGGCCAACCAACTGGGTAATGTTTGACAATATGCGCGGGGTTCCAACTGGCGGCAACGACGCAACTCTTTTGGCGAACACTAGCGGGGCCGAGTTTACAAACACGCCTTACATAGATTTCAATGCTACCGGGTTCACGGTTGATCCAAATGGAAACGGATACAACGACGTTAACTACCCGGCAAACAACACCTACATCTACATCGCCATCCGTCGCGGCCCGATGAAAACGCCGACGAGTGGGACGAGTGTGTTCAGCCCGGTAGCACGTAGTGGAACTAGCGCAAACACTACGGTTGCGGGGTCTTCAGGTGTTTCTGATCTTGCAATTATAAAAAACAGAAACACGGTTATTACGCAAACTCCATTTTGGGCAGCGCGAATAACTTATAACAACTTCCTGTTGTCTTCCGCTACTGATGCTCAAAGCGGTGCTGGCACTGCCGCTTTGCAATCTAATCCTTGGGATGTAATGAGCGGGGTAAAAGTCGGTACTGGAGGAGCGGTTACGGTAACAAACGCTTCCGGGCAGGAATACATTAACTATCTATTTACCCGCGCCCCCGGCTTCTTTGATGTGGTGTGCTATACGGGGACGGGTTCTGCAACGACTGTGACGCATAACTTGGGTGTTGCGCCTGAGTTGATGATTGTGAAGCAACGCAACGTTGCCAGAAGCTGGGTTGTTGGAAACACGCCCAACGGCTGGACAAATCGGTTATTGCTGGATCAAACAGTAGCGTCAAGCGCTCAGACAAGTACATGGAATGACACTGCACCAACGTCATCTGTATTCACTGTTGGTACAAGTTCTGGTGTCAATTTAAGCGGTGGAACATATGTCGCTTACCTCTTTGCCTCCTGCCCCGGCGTGAGCAAAGTAACAAGTTTTACTGGCAACGGCTCAACGCAAACCATTAATTGTGATTTTACAGGGGGTGCGCGGTTTGTTCTTATAAAAGCAACCAGCACAACTGGAAACTGGCTTGTTTTTGACACGGCTCGTGGCATGACAACCAGCACAGACCCGTGGCTTGCCTTGAACAGCACTGCGGCAGAATCTGCAACAACTGGTGCTTGCACAACAGTGTCTAGCGGATTTGCTGTGGACGAATCCAAACTAACAGGCGTCAACACCAACGGCGTTTCGTACATAGCGCTTGCCATCGCATAAGGAGCAAACATGGAAATCAGACTTCGCGCCGATGGCGCAGTGATGCTGGAAGATGAGTTCCGGCGCTACATCAAAGCCAACGGCGGCCCGACTTGGGACAGAACAACTGATGAGGTGTTGGAGGCTCTGGGCGCAGACCCGGTGTTTGAAGGCCCGCAGGCATCTGGCGGCACGGTGTACCAATACTCCATGCGTCAAGGTGTAGAGCAGATTGACGGCAAGTGGTACACCAAGTACGTCCTTGGCCCCGTTTTTGTTGACCGGCCTGCAACTGCTACTGAGCCAGCCAAAACTGCTGTTGAGCAAGAGGCTGAGTACAAAGCCCAAAAGGACGCTGAACAGGCCAAGAACATGCGTGCTCAGCGCAACCAAAAGCTCAAAGACAGTGACTGGAGCCAAGTAGCGGATGCCCCGGTGGACAAAACTGTGTGGGCAACGTATCGGCAGGCTTTACGGGATGTGCCCAAACAGGCGGGTTTTCCGTGGGACATTAACTGGCCTGACGCACCGTGAAGATCAAGATTCTTGAACTTTACGGCAATGGCGCTGCGGCAACGGGCGCCAGGTATCTTGCGTCCATTACTGATGGGCCAATCACCGTTGAGAGCGAGGGAAACTGGTACTTTGACGCTGTCCCGTTGGCCACGCTGACTGAGGACGATGTGGCGGCAATCATTACCCAGGCGACCACAAAAGACGGTGTAAACAGCATTCAAGCCCGCCTGCAGGAGCAGCTGGGCGCTCAAGCCAAGACAATTCGACTTCCGTGGCTTCCTGAGACCTTTACCGTATCGGTGTAAATATGACCCAGCCCATCGAAATCATCACCCGTGCGCTAAAAGACATCGGCGCATTGGAAGCTGGCGAGACTCCGACACCGGAAGCAGCGCAAGATGCGTTCGATATGCTCAATGAGTTGATTGATCAATGGTCGAACAACAACTTGTTGGTCTATAACGTCACGGAAATTATTTTTCCGCTGATTTCGGGGCAAACGCAGTACACCATCGGCCCAACGCCCAGCACGGCCAACTTTATCGGGTCACAGTTCACCGGCTCAATTACCGGAAACGTGCTGACGGTTACCGGCATTCTGTCAGGCGCAGTGGCGCAAGGAATGACCCTGAGTGGCACGGGAATCACCACCGGCACCAAGATCACCGAGTTTCTGACCGGCGCTGGCGGCAACGTCAACGAGCAGGGCACGTACCAGGTCAACATCAACCAGACCGCGGCATCCACCACGATCACTGGCTACTACCAAAAGCCGCTGAACATTGACTCGGCATTTGTGCGGATCAACACCACCTCTAACGGCCAGCCGATTCTGAATGGCGGTCTGGACTACCCTGTGGCCATCCTGAGCCTGCAGGAATACGAAATGATTGGCCTGAAAACCCTCAACGGTCCATGGCCAAAAGCATTGTATTTCAACCCTGGCGCTGATTCGGGAAATCTATTTGTATGGCCAAACCCAGCCCAAGGCGAAATGCACATCTTTGCCAACACCATTTTCAGCGAATGGGACACGATTAACAGTGAAATAGCGTTTCCCAAGGGCTACACCATGGCCCTGAGGTGGGCGTTGGCCGAGAGACTAATGCCCATGTACGGCAAAAACAGCCAAGTACAGATCGCCATGATCCAAGGCTACGCAGCACAGGCAATTTCTAACCTAAAACGCACAAATATGCAGCCCCAACAGGTCGCCCGCTATCCTGACAGCCTATTGGTCGGCAAGGCCAAGGACGCCGGCTGGATACTTTCGGGGGGTTTCTTCCGTTGATTCTTTAGGTTGACGGATTACTAATAAATGATTAGGATGGATGTTCTACAACAAGGAGCATCCACATGGACGAGAAAGAACTGCAACGGCTGCGTAAACAACGTGAGTATCAAAAAGCATACTATTGGCGAAAGAAAAATGGAGAAGGCCCGCGCCCACCTGGTCGGCCGGCAAATACGCCAGAGGTGCTGTGGAGTAAGGTTGACAAACGAGGTGAGGATGAGTGTTGGCCTTGGATCGGAGTCAAAACAAAGACAGGATATGGCCGAGTTCAAATTAACAGTTTGAATTACTACGCGCATCGAGTTATCTACAACCTTGTTTATCCGGGCGCAATAAATCTCAAAGCACCTAGAAGCAGCGATGAATCAGGGTTTTTACTTCATAGCTGCGACAACCCGTGTTGCTGCAACCCCAAACATTTACGGGTTGGCACACATTCCGACAACATGGCCGACAAGGTTGCCAGGGGCAGATCGCCAGATTTTTCATCGGGCAAAGGTCCAAGGTGTAAATTGACTATGCAACAAGCCCGAGAAGTACGACAATTACGCTCTGAAGGTGTCGGTGTGCGGGAGCTTGCTGAGCGCTATGGCCTAAGCCTACCTTCCATGAAAACTTTGCTGAGAGGCAAGTCATACAAGGAAGAAGGTCATGCCTGATTTCGGTTTTGTCGGCCCATCCTACGAAGCCCCAAGCATTTACCAGGATGCCCAGGAGTGCATCAATTTCTTCCCCGAAGTTGACCCAAACAAACAACCGGGTCAGCGCGGGGTGGTCGCGCTTTACCCAACCCCAGGCCTGACCACTAAAGTAGTCCTGAATTACGCAGAAGTGCGGGGTATCCGCACGGTTTCTGGTGGCCAGCAGTGCGTGGTGGTGTGTGGGCCTTACGTTTATGTCCTGACCGCCAATTTGACGCCCGCAATTGTCGGGTTTCTAAATACCTCCACCGGACGGGTTGGCATCACCGATAACGGAGTCAACGTCTATATTGTTGACGGCGCATACCGGTACACCTGGAGGATTTCTGCGCCTGCGACGGCAGTGTTTACGGGAGACATTTCCGGCACAACATTAACGGTCAGCAGCGTGTCCACGGGCGCATTAGCAGTTGGGCAGCAAGTGTTTGGCGTGGGTGTTTCAAATGAAACGGTCATCACCGCGCTTGGCACAGGATCGGGTGGCACGGGCACATATACGGTCAACATCTCGCAAACCGTGGTGTCTCAGTCTTTGTCATCCGTTACCGTTGGCGCAGTGGTAACCGGCAGCATTTCCGGCACGACATTGACTGTGAGTGCGGTGTCATCTGGCACTCTGTATCTTGGGCAGACCATCCAAGGCACAGGAATCGCTGCCAACACGATGATTGTGTCGTTTGGTTCCGGCTCAGGCGGCGCAGGAACGTACACCATCAGCAGTTCGCAAACGGTGGGCAGCACGACCATCTACGCACTGAATTTCACCCAAATTCCATCGTCTGACGGGGCGTTTTCGGGCGCAAACACCGTTGACATCATCGACAATTACTTTGTTTACAACGATCCAGGCACACAAAAATGGGGATCGTCTGACTTTCTGAGTCCGATTTCCCCTGCCTTGAGCTATGGACTAAAGGATGGTGGCCCGGACAACTTGGTGTCGCTGATTGTTGACCACCGAGAGGTATACCTGCTGGGCGAAACGTCCTCCGAGGTGTGGGTGGATGCGGGACTGACGCCATTCCCGTTTCAGCGCATTCCCGGTACATCAACCCAACACGGCATTGCTGCAGTGTTTTCTGTGGCTCGATTGGGCAATTCGTTTGCGTATGTAAGCCGCAACAATCGCGGCGAAGCGCAGATCATGCAGATGAACGGGTACATCCCGCAGCGCATCTCAACCCATGCCGTTGAGAACACTCTGACGGGTCAAAACGTAGAAGATGCTATTGCGTGGACATATCAGCTAGAAGGCCACGAGTGCTATGTGGTGACTTTCCCGTCAATTGATCTCACTTGGGTGTACGACATTGCTACCCAGATGTGGCACAAGTGGCTATATGTAAACAATGACAACGTTTACGAGAGACACCGAGGCAACTGCTGTGCGCTGTTTCAAGGAATGGTGCTAGTTGGAGACTACGAAAACGGCAAGGTCTACATGCTGGATCGGCAAAACTACACCGATGACGGGCAAGAAATCCGCAGACTTCGCCGCGCTCCGCATTTGGTGGCCGATCTGCAGCGGCAGTATTTTGACGAATTCCAGATTCAGTTTCAGCCAGGAGTTGGCACAACGGGACTGTCAATACAGACGGGCGCAATTCAGCCTTCGACCATCCAATCGCCGTACACCATTTACCCAAGTGAATCTTTGACTGTTGGGCCAAACGAAATTTTGTATCTCGGCGAAGTGTCAACCATCAACATTCAAGACACTACGACATATCCGCAGGCTATGCTGCGGTGGTCAAACGATGGCGGTAGCACATGGTCTAACGAACATTGGGTAACCATTGGGCAGCAAGGAAAGTACAAGAACCGAGCCATTTGGCGGCGACTTGGCATGGCGCGGGATCGCGTGTTCGAGGTGGTGGTAAGCGATCCTGTAAAAGCGGTCATTGTGTCTGCGAATTTGAAAGCCACGCAGGGGGATAACTGATGTCTACCGGAATCTCGCCAGTCTCGCAGAACAACCCATACCCGCAAGCCGAGTTCTTGGACAGGGCCACAAACCGTCCGACGCGGGCATGGCAGCAGTTCTTTCTTAATTTGCTGAACTTCACCAGCACATCAACGGCCACTGCAGGATCGGCAACTTTGCCTGCAGCGCCGGTGGGATTCATCACCATCACGGTCAATGGCAGGCCACAAAAAGTGCCGTACTACGACGTCTGAATCGGAGAAAAGAAATGCCAGATTTAATCGACAGCATTGAAGGCGCGGTCAATCGAGTCATCAATCCGAGTGAGGCGCAAGCCGCTATGTCCAATGAACAGGGCATGAGCGTTAACCTGGGCGGCGGTGTTAGTGCGCTGTATGACCGGCCAATCTTAGGCTACGGCGGCGAAAGTGGCGAGATTATCTATGGTGCGCCGCAATTGACGGGGTATGCACAAGAAACAGGCAGCAATCAATACAACGTTTTTACCCCAGGCGGCCAATTTAGCCATACTTATACCGTCGACCCAAATGAATCCTTGAAGGGCATAGGAGGCGTTTTGGGCGCTGCAGCCCTGTCTGCGGGATTGCAAGGCGCATTCGGCGGCGCTGATTTGACTGGCGGCGCGGAAGCAGCGACCACGGGTGGTGGTGGCGCAGGCGGTGGGTTTGACTATGGACTTAGAGGCGCTGAAGGCACAGGATTGCGTGGGCCAAACATCACCACGACCGGCCTAAGCTCAACTGGTCTAGGCGGTGGGTTGCCGACCGATTATTTGGGCGCAAACCTTGACTTGATGAACGCCGGTCAAGGCATCACTGGTGGTGTAGGCACAAACCTTGGCTATATGGGCGGCGGTCAAGGTCTTGCAACCACGCTTGGGTCAGGACTTAATTTAACGGGCGGCGTTGGTGGAAGTGGCGCATTGATGACCGCTGGTGGATTGGTATTGCCTGGTGCTGGCACTTTGGCAGGCTTTAACCCGCTGACCGGTTTGCCGCTTGGGGCAACCGTAACTGGCACAAATGTGATGACGGGCCTGGGTGGACTGACCACTCTTGGCGGTCTTGGGGATGCTGGCGTCAAAGTAGGGTCAGGAGGCACACTGTTGCCCACCGGGGGCACTGGAATGGGAGGCGGTACGGGCGGCGGTACGGGAGGCGGTACGGGCGGCGGTACGGGCGGCGGTACGGGTGGCGGTACGGGTGGCGGCGTCGGTGGCGGTACGGGTGGCGGCGGAGGCGGCGGCGTTGGCGGTGGACTTGGCGGCTTGCTTGGTGGGTTGTCGACGGGAACCGGTCTTGCAGGATTGCTGTCTGGTCTTGGATCGCTATTTAGCGGCTCTCTCAGCGCAAATGCCGCAAACAGAGCAGCAGAGTTGCAGCGGCAAACGGCGCTGGATCAGATGAGGCAACAACGCGAGTTGTTTGACATCATCAACGCGCAGCAAGCCCCATATCGCACCG